AATATCTTGCTTCGCTTGCAGAAGATACTGAATTTGAGAACATCAACGCAAGTTGGTGGCAACAGATAAAGGATTTCTTCTTGAATATGCTTCATAAGATAGGCTTTGAGGATTTCAGAGGGGTTACTCTATCGGACAACGAACTTCGCTACATCTTGTGGCGCAGTTACGAGAACCTTGCGGAACCGGGCAGATACAGAAACATATTGGGAGAAGCCGCTGATGTGGCAAAGCAGTATGAACTGAAAGTCGGAAATTATGCGGTTTCCGACCCACATCATCAGACTGTTGCAGAAAGTGATGATGCACTATACCGTACCGGTGCCCCGGAAATACATGAAAGGGAGTTGGCTCGTGACCGTTATGAAAGGCGTGTAAAAAGCGGTATGTTCCAATCACAGGAAGCATTACAGGACAGTATGCTCGGCTTGAAAGAAGCCATGACTGCAATCCTTGGCAAGGAAACAAACATTGAGGATGTGGACGGATTTGAAAACGCATACTTGGGAGAAAACCGTCTGTCAAGTGTGAACAAAGCCGAAGCCGATGCGTTTGCCCACACCCTGTTCAAGCCCATGCTTGATGAGGTTGCCAAACTTGCCAGGACTGAGGCAGAGCGTGAGGAATTGACTGATTACATGATGGCGAAACACGGCCTTGAACGCAATACATATATGCGTAATGAAGCAATCAATAACGGAGCAACCGATGCAGACCAAACCGACTATGCCGGACTTACAGCCCTTACAGGTATGGATAATGTTGCTGATGCCGAAACGGAAGCACAGATAATGGTTAACGATTACGAACAGGCACACGACACTACCGACCTTTGGAAAAAAGTCAATGCCGCGAGCAAAGCAATACTTTCAAAGTCATACGAATGTGGCATGATGAGCAAAGCGACCTTTGACAAGATTTCAGATATGTATGATTTTTACATTCCACTACGTGGTTTTGACGAAAAGACCAGTTCTGAAGCATACGCATATCTGACGCACAAGCAAAGTGCATTCAATGCTCCTATCAAGAAAGCGGAAGGACGCAGATCGAAAGCGGATGACCCGTTTGCCAACCTGCAATCAATGGCAGAAGGTGCTATCATGCAGGGCAACCGGAACAAATTGGTAAAACAGCGTTTCCTTAATTTCGCCCTCAACCATTCGAGCGACCTTGTCAGTGTGAGCGACATTTGGGTAGAATACGATACGGTGGCCGACGAATGGAAGCCAGTGTTTCCTGACAACATAGACAGTACAGATACTCCCGAAGTGGTAGAACGGAAGATGCTGGACTTTGAAACTAAAATGGAGTCATTGGCGCAGCAATATCCTGACCGGTACAAGCACGGCAAGGATACCGTGAATATTCCTTACCGTATTGTGGAAAGCCGGGATATGAGGCAGCACCAAATTGTAGTGAAACGTGGCGGCAGGGACTATGTGATTACCATTAACGGCAATCCTCGCGCAGCACAGGCACTGAACGGACAGACAAATCCCGACAATGATATGTCGGGGGCAATCGGAGCTATTCTCCGTGCAGGAGAAAATATCAACCGACAGTTGAGTGCGTTCTATACCACACGTAACCCAGACTTCATTGTATCGAACTTCATGCGAGATATGCTATACACCAATACCATGACTTGGATAAGGGAAAGCCCGAACTACGCACTGCGTTTTCATCGTAATTATATGTATGCCAACCCTGTAAGAATAAAGCAACTCTTGGCTAAGCACCGCAAAGGGACACTTGACATGAGTAACAAGACGGAAGCGATGTTTCATCAGTTCATGATGAACGGAGGAGAAACAGGCTATGCCAATATCCGGGACATTGAACAACATAAGAACGACATACGCAGGGAACTGAAAAAATCGAACGGCAAGATTCCTGTAAAAAAAGCATGGGACTTGTTGGGCGAACGTTTCGACGAGTACAACCGAGCCGTTGAGAACTGCGCCCGTTTTGCCGCTTTCATGACATCACGCGAAATGGGCAGGAGCATTGACAGAGCCATCTATGATGCAAAGGAGATAAGCGTAAACTTCAACAAGAAAGGCAGCGGAGCAAAATTCTATGACAGTACAGGGCAGACAAAGGCTGGTAATGCCAGTGCATTGGTATCGGGACTTGGTCGTAGCGGCTATGTGTTTTGGAATGCAGCCATTCAAGGTACGGCAAACTTTGGACGACAGATGAAACGCCATCCTGCCAAAGCTTTTACAGGTATTGCGGCGATGTTCCTTCTTGGTGCCATTGTTGCCTACTTGGGTGGCGATGATGATGACGATGATGACAAGAACGCATACTATAATCTTCCCGAATATGTAAGGCGCAGCAATATTCTTTTCAGGGCAGGAAACAGTTGGGTATCAATTCCTCTTCCGGTAGAATACAGGGCTGTTTACGGCATGGGCGAACTGATGATTTCCGTTCTTAACGGAAAGGAACATCTTACAGGCGAAGAAATTGCCGAAGCCATAACAGGACAGGCTACACAGATATTACCTATTGATTTCTTGGAGGGCGGCGGAGGATTGAATGCCTTTGTACCGAGTGCCTACAAACCCTTGTGGGAAGCCTACGTTGCAGAAAAGAGTTGGACGGGTATGCCACTTTATAAAGACACACCTTACAACAAAGATATGCCCGAATGGACAAAGGCGTATAAGAGCGCAAATAAATACATTGTCGGATTGGCCAATGCCATGAATGAAGCTACGGGTGGAGACCCATATACAAAAGGAACGATTGACTTTAATCCGGCAAAGATTGAATATATGCTGAACGGTTATTTCGGTGGCGTGTTCGGAACAATCGACAAATTGAGCAAGACCGCAGAAACCATTACAGACAACCGAGAGTACGACCCTCGCAGCTTCTTGTTGGTAAACAGACTGGTCAAAGCCGGGGACGAACGCACCGAGTACAGGGCTGTGAACAATGAGTATTTCCGATTGAAAGAGGAGCATGACCGATTGAAATCCCGATTAAAGCACTATGAGGAAGATACCGACAACGACATATTTGACTATGCGGAAAAGATTGATTTCCTTTACAATTCACCCGAATACGAGCGGTATGAAATTTTTGAGGATTATCGTAGGGATATTGACGACCTCTATAATGAACTGAATGACACAGTTGATGATGAGGAACGTAAGAATATTGAGGCTGAATTGAATGAACTCAAAAAGGAAATGATAGAAGAAATGAACAAAACCCGTAAATAGTTAAACATAGGATGATTGCCCGGAGCAGTATATTTGTTCCGCGCAATCATTAAAATGATAAAAATATGCATATAAATAAAAGCGAAAAAAAATTGCTGCCAATGAGCCGTATAGCTCCGGGAAGAAATGATGCCGCCGAGATAGATACTGTTGTTTCTGCAAAACGTTATGGTGACCGCAGGGCATTTGACATTCTTATGGAAGCACAATACTATTGGAGCCAGATGGACGACTTTCGGAAAGACCGGGAGCGAAACAAACGCTATACCTATGGTTTCCAATGGGACGATATGATTTGTGTGGACGGAAAATCCATGAGCGAGGAAGAATACATTAAAAGTCAAGGCAACGTGCCTTTGAAAAACAACCTTATCCGTAGGCTTGTGCGAAGCGTGCTTGGCGTGTATCGAAGCCAAAGTAAAGAACCGACCTGTACCGCACGTGATCGGGATGAACAGAAACTTGGTGAAACGATGAGTACGATACTTCAATGCAACATGCAGCTTAACCGAATGAACGATGTATATGCCCGAACTATGGAAGAGCTCCTGATAAGCGGTTTTATCGTTCACCGTAAATCGTACGGTTGGCGTAATGGAAAAGAGGATTGTTGGACGGACTATGTGCAACCCAATAATTTCTTTATCGACAACAACATGAGAGATTTCAGAGGTTGGGATGTTTCCGTGCTTGGAGAAGTTCACGACATTTCTTTCGGACAGTTGTGTGAACAGTTCGCATCAAGTCCGCAGGAATACAGACAATTGCGTGACATTTACAAGTGGGCGGCAAGGAAAGATTACATAGCCACATACGCGGAGCGTTTCGGGTATAGCCGCTTGGAAAACTACGATTTTCTATTCACAAGCGAACCAGGACGATGCCGTGTGATAGAGATATGGCGCAAGGAGCAAAAACCGAGATACCGTTGCCATGACTACCAAAACGGCGATATTTTCAAAATAGACGAAGAAGATTACGCACAAGTGGTGCTTACTGAAAATGAAGAACGTATGCGTATGGCCAAGGAAGCCGGTATGCCGGAAGATGAGGTTCCGTTGATAAAAGCTACTTGGTTTGTGGACGATTATTGGTATTTCTATTACCTTTCTCCTTTTGGCGACATATTGAGGGAGGGGGAAACGCCTTACGAGCATGGAAGCCATCCATATGTTTTCAAGGCATATCCGTTCATTGATGGTGAAATCCATTCATTCGTTGCTGATGTAATCGACCAACAGCGATATACCAACCGATTGATAACCCTCTATGACTGGATAATGCGGGCGAGTGCCAAAGGCGTGCTGATGATGCCCGAAGATTGCTTGCCTGATGGTGTGAGCATTGACGATATTGCAGAGAGCTGGACAGAATTTAACGGTGTCATCGTATACAAGCCGAGCAAAAGCGGAAAAGTGCCGGAACAGGTGGCCAATAATTCCACAAATATAGGCATTGCGGAACTGCTTAATATGCAACTCAAATTTTTTGAAGATATATCGGGAGTTACGGGCGCATTACAAGGAAAGCCCGGGTATTCCGGTGAAAGTGCATCGCACTATAACCAACAGACAGAAAACGCCACGAAGTCATTGCTCGACCTGCTTGAATGCTTCAGTTGTTTTGTAGTGGACGGAGCATATAAGGATGTGAAGAATATGCAGCAGTTTTATGATAGCAAACGTGTTTTCAATATTGCAGGTAAGAGTGGTGCACAAATCGAATATGACCCGAAGAAAATACGTGATGTAGAATTTGATTTAAGCATTACCGAAAGCACTTCAACACCGGCATACAGGCATCTTGCTAACGATATGCTTATGCAGTTGTACCAGTCTCAGGCAATCAGTGTAGAGCAGCTGCTTGAGCATGGAGATTTCCCGTTTGCAGATGAATTGTTGCAAAGTATCAAATCACAGAAGGAACAGTTGGAGCAGGGCAAAGTGCCCGATGGTCTTTCTCCTCAATTGCTTCAACAGGTCGAACAAGATGCAAATATAGATGCAGTAAATCAGTTACATAATGCAATGAGAACTTAAACCAAAGGGGCACATCATCACAGATATGCCCCTTTCTTTATTCTTTGGATAATTGGTCGCATTCAATCCATGTTTCTTCAGTATCATCAAAACGAACGGTACAACCGTATTTATCAGTATCTATATCTAATACAGTACCGCTTTTCCCATTATCATTGCACATCACCCGGTCTCCGATGTTAAACTTGTTGATATTGTCAAGTGCGAGCGGGTCATTGGTAAATGTGGCAATGCCATCAATATTTCCGTACTTTCCCATTCTCTTTGGTATTTGAAAATGAATCAAGCCATGAGAAATACTGTTTTCGTTTCAATGCAATAATAGCAGAAGGAAGCATAGCTGAACCGTTTCCATAAGTCGTGCAGTAGAAGCATTCGCGTTCAAGGTCGCCCACAAACGTATTATGATTGATGTAGCCTTTCTGTTTCAACTTACGGAAATTCTTTCTATCCATAATGATAAGTTGACCTTTTTTCCCACCGGCAGGCATAACATAGTAACGTTCTCCAGTTTCTTTGTGTTTTTCGTCTGCCTGTCTGACTGCTTCACGTAAACGAAGCGAAGCTCTGATTTTTCTGAAAATGTTCATTGTTCCTTGTTTTTATAGTTAAACTTATATTGTAGCTGCTGAAACAGCTTTTTTCTTTTTGACAACAAATCGTCCGATACGAAGCACAATCTTTGGAATTTCCATTTCAAAGAAACATATATGCAAGCCTATGGCTCTTGTCATTAGCAAGTCATCATGTTTACCGGTAATCGCTCCGAAAGCTCCGTTCGGTTTTTTCTCGTAACACAAATATTCGTCCAGACAACGTTCGTCACGTTCTGTGTATAAATTCTCACGAATAACCTTGACTAAGGTTGATATAATCATCGGTTTGGTTGAGACATTGGTATGGAAGCCGTATTTGGTAGGCAATCCCTCGCGTACGGCTTCTTCGGACTGACCACGTGCATAGAGATTAGGGGAAATCTCTTTGATTTGATTAAGGATGAACTGTGCCTGGTCGCCATCTACCTGCCGTTCCTTGTCATGCGTTTCCAAGGTGTTGCTTTCTATCACCAAGAGTGAATTGTCATAAAAAGCCGCTATTTGTGCCGCTTTCCACGCAAGCTGGTCGATGTCGCAATGTCCGTACCATTGTGCCACTACGACAGGCTTGCCACCATCAATCATAAACAGACGGTCAAGCACAAGAACAACAGAGAAGTCTGCTTTATTGGAACGTCCACCCACATCGACAATCGTGAGGTAACGATTTGTAACAACTTCCTTTTCATCTGTTTCCGGCAACTCCCAAATATGCAACAATCCCTGTTTGTCTTTCACAAAGCGCAAGTTCTGCAAAGCGTTCTTGCCCTCATCCGCATCGGCACAGACTTCACCGACATATTTAGGCTTCTTGCAGGTCTTACGCATTGCATCGACCTTGTATTTATCGAACACACGTGCTCCCGAATGTACGAAGGCTTCCACATCATCAGACGGAAATTCGGCAGCCATCTGCCCATGGTCATTGTACTTCCTGCGTTCGGCTATGTACCAATGGATAGCTTCGAGCGTAGCACCTTTTTCCCACAGCGACCAAAGATACTTACCGCATTCCTCACGTTCGGAATCTGTATTTTCATTGTCCCGATTCTGATAAAGCCATTCTGCAAAATCCCATTTTTCTTTGTCCGAATCAAAAGCGAGTGTATATTGCTCGATGTCGAACCATGAAACGAACATTGCCTCGAATTGGGATTTCCCTTCTTTTGCGGCAGTATATTCGCGATGAAAGAAGTTCCCGGTGCCATTTGCTGTGCTTTCATAAACAATCATGGTGTAGGGCTTGAGGAGAATACCCGAACAGGCGGAGCGCACAATGTCTTCCGGTTTCTTTCCCTCCGTAGCCTTCCATATTCCCACTTCGGAGAGATGTACAAGATTGTAATCACCGCCACGACACGAATCCGGGCGTTCAGCCGTACCAATCTTGATTTTGCAGTTACGCTGCGGAATACGCGATATACTTCCCGATTTTCCCACTCCTACAATCTTCGGCTCGTTCTCATTGTAGGCTTCATCAATTTTATAGAGCATTTCGACAGGATAACTTTTAATCATCCGGTCGAACATATCCTTGATTTCATCGGAGCCTGCGCCCTGATGTGCAATGATAAGTGAGTTTAAGCCGGTTTTGTGAAGCAACTGCAACCATGCCATATAAAGCTGTGAAGTGGTGGAACCACCCCATTGCCGTGCTTTAAGCAGGATGATGCGTATCGGTTTCCCTGCAAT